CTTTTGCGTTTGGTATTCCAAACCCTCCGTTGGTGATTACCCTACCTATCACAACACCAAAATCAGCACACATACGTGTGTAGACCTCTTGTTGTGTTAACGAAAGACTTAAAATTTCTAATAAATCGAAATTTTGTTTTAGTTCAAAAGTTACGTTTTTGTCTTTTGCTCCACCACGTCTAACATCAGTTCTTACTCTAAATGATTTACCCATAATTTATACTATTATAACTCCATAAAATAATTTATTGTATTTATGGTGTGTTTATAAGATAAATAGTTTCAACCACCAAAACTAAAAGTAAACAAAATGCGGTTATAGTAAAGATTATTAAAGGACCGGTTTACTTGGTTTTTTGTACCTTATAGCGATATCTTGGTTTGGAAAACGAATTTGTAGTATTTCATTTGGTTGAGCATATATGGTATCATCTAGTAGTCCTATTTGTTTTGTGGTAGCATTAACATATGGTTGTGTTGTTACTGATTGTGAGTAGTTTCCACCGACTTTATTAAAAACTAATATATCAGTTAAATTAAGTACACCTGGTTGTGTCATTATAAATGCTCTTAGACTACCTAAAGCTAAATCTTCACCTAACTCCATTTTATCAACAGCAAAATATTCACTTACTTTAGTTATTACGTTAGTTACTATCTCCCCTTCGTTTGCATTTTTTTCTAGTATGAGGTCAATAGAAAAAGCTAAATCTATTACTCTAGCAGCTCCAACAACTACGTAATCATTTAACATTCTATAATTAGACAAATAATTTGCTATATTACTTTTAAGTGTTTCACTAACTAGGGAAGTTAATTTACCGTCCGGTGTATAAGAAAGTACATTTACATTAACTTTGTTTTCTATTTCTGTGACACCCACTTTTGCTGGTGCCCCAAATGTGGCAGGCATAGTCCTTAATTTTGAAACATAGTCATTAATAGAAACACCTCTATTTTGTGCTGCAAAATTAAAAGATATATAATTCCTTATTTCATCTGGTGTCATTTGATTTGCACCACCAATTGCAGCTGTAGTATTTGTAACAGTTAAACTATTAATTACTGTTTGGTTTATTTGTTGACTTGGTCCACCCACAACAAAATCTATAACACCAACACTATTTATGGCTCCAGCACCAATATTTGCTGCTTTACCACCACCTACTCTATACTGTATAAATAATGTAGTATTTGCGTTAACAGTGTTACCTAAAGCTATATTATTTAAAAATTTAGACATATTTAATTTAACCCCTTTAGAAGAAAAGTTATCCAATAAATCTTGTGATGTTTGGTTACCACTACCAAATGTTAAATGAAAAAATCCTTCTGGTGTAAATTCAGTTATAAATCTTTGGGGTACTGTTATGTATTTACCAACTTTAACTCCTGGTATATCTGCTGGTATTGATGGGTCTATTACAAATACTTCGTTCTGAGCTAAAGCTTCTACTTCGTACCATTTATTGGTTGATGTAGATATAAACTCACTATTGGATGGTATTGTTTGATAACCTAGTCCTGGTTTTTGTATTACTGATGTAACCCCTATAACATTTTTTTCTGGTAAAAATATTTTAAAGAATGGTTTACTATCAGCATCATTAATTTCTTTTTTAAATACTTTGGTTATCCCATTAACCATAACTTCTCTTTTTACAATTGTATAGTTTTGGGTTATTCCGTTAGAATCTCTATTTGGTATTTTAGTTTGGTTTGGTACTCCCTCTGCATTATATTGTGATGAAAAGTCACAGTCTTCTACTAACTCAAATACTTGTCCAGCCCCTCTAAATTGTGAACCAGCTCTTATTTTACCCAAGTATTTAAAATCTTCTTTATCACCTAAAACTGGTACTATAATAGATAGGTCACAAACTGTAACTGATGGTCTATTTCCTGGTATTTTTAAACCATAAGTTTTTGCTATATTGTAAAGAGAACTTCTTTCCTGGGCATATTGTAATACTGTCTCTTGGAAGGTTCTGTCAATCTGAAAATTTAAGTTGTCTGATACCGCAGCATTAAGGTCTAAAAATACTGAATATATTGAAGCATCGTTTGCGTTTTTAATTAAATCAGGGTAATAGGTACTAGTTAACCTTAGTAATTCATTTCTAACACCTAAAAAATCTCTTTCTGTGTATGCTATTTTTTTATCTGCCATTTTATAAATCTATTATAACAAAATCTTTAGTTTCAAACACACCATCTCCAGCTGTGTAATCAATTCTTACCCTCATAGAATAATTTCTTTGTGCTTCACCAACAAAACTCATATTACCATCATCCATAGATAAATCAGTATTTTGTTCATTAAGTTTTTCTTCCGCTTTTAAGTCTTCTAATGTTTTAACCTCTACATTGTTTATAGTTAAACTAGGTATATATTTGTTAACCGCTTCTCTTATCTCCCTTTCAATAGATATTTTAGTGGTTGTGTCCATTAACTCAAAAACATATTTATTTAAATTAGTACCAAAATCTGGTAAAAAATACCTAGAACCTTTAGGCGTAACTATAAGATGAATAAGGTTTGACCTCACTTCACTATCAGTATCTGTATTTAATCCTAGAAAGAATCCTTGTGGACTATCAACAAATGGGAACGTTATACCGTATCTTTGTGTTGGCATTTCTTTTTATAATAAATACTTCAAATATTACTTTATTGTGTGGTAACTTTATTGTTTAGTAGATTCTTAGGTTGGTAGGGACAGTGTCTACATCCATTACCACAACAATACCCTCTTCGTTTATGATAATCTTCAGTTAGAACCATCGTACCACCCTCCCAATAGAAATCTGTTGGTAGTAGTTTTGGTTTTATAAATTCTTTATAGTGTAGTTCACTAATCCAGTCGTCACTTCTTTTCATTTTTTATTTATTAGAAAATAAATGGTGACCCGAAAGAATCACCATTTATTATAATTTTATGTAAAGTTTTAATACTAACTTACCTCAACTTCTTTTTTCATTGTTTTAACATCAACATCTATTTCACAACTACCCCCCGCACAAGCTAATTCACCAGTTAAATTTGTATTATCGTCTAATTCAACCACATTTGATAAGTCTACATCACTTAAAACTTCCATCATTTCTTGATATTTTTCTTCCGTAATGTCTTCGAATGGTGCTTGTGTATATGTTCCCCCATTGTATGGAAGTACAGATAGTCCGTTATATGATTTTCTATTTTCCCACATCCACTCTCCAGCTGCATCCCACTCATGTTCTCTTAGTGAAATTGTAGCTGAGACATTATGAGAATTAGACCCATTTCTATGTCCTGATTTAACCCACTCTGTAGCTACTTTTTTAACTCTTTCAAGTAGTTGGAATGGTGATTCTGTTCTCATTATAGAACCTTCAGGTGCTTTTTGTGGTATACTAATTACTGCTGTATCATGTGGTCTGAAATATTCGTCTTCAACTAGTTCTGGGTGATTATCTTTAAGATATGTATAAATTGCTTCATTTTTACCAACCCTAACTCTTCTAATGTAGTAGTCATTATGCCAAGCATGTATACCGGAACTAGTACCTAACGTTAATGATGTGGTACCTGCTGGTTTAACTGTTGTACATCTTGCTGATTGGTTTATCCCTATTAGTTTTGCTACTCTTGTATTTTCTCTTTTTACTAAACTAGCTGCTTTTGGCATATCATAATTTAAAACTTTACCAGAACCAATACCTGTCATTGACACCCCAATTAATGCGTCTTTTTCGGTTGTTTCTTGCCATTTTTCTCTTAGATAATGAAAAGATGTATATCCAGCTTGTAGTGTCCCTATAAATGCTGCAACCTTTACTCGTTCGTTTAAGTCTTCTTGTGATTCGATATTTGATACGTTCACTTCACATAAGTTACAAAACTGATTAGGTCTTAAGGCGATTTCACAACATGGGTTTGTTCCCCAATCTTTATCATTGTTCAGATAGATACCAGGTTCTCCAGCTCCAGACAACTCAACACGTTTCCATAAATCCATAAAAAATTCTTTAGTAATTTTGTGTCTCATTAAACATGCTGAATTATTAGCTCTACCTCGTTGTGGGTTTAACTCCCACCAATTTCCAGCTTTACAACCAATCATTTGTTCATCATCAGCACTAAATAACGATATAAGTGCTGCACGACGAATACCACCAGCCAATACGGCGTCAGCGATATGACATACGATATCGTGTACTTCAATCGTTGTAAGTTGTTCTCCATTTTCTTTTTGGTTTAGTAGGCCTTCAATTTTTACCAAACATTCTTTTAATGGTTGTGGTCCTGGAGCTTTTCCTCCTGATGTTATTAATCTAGCCCCTTTTGGTCTAATGTCTGAATAATCGAACTCTACTCTACTTCCACCACCATTCATATAAGTTTTCATAAGAACTTTTATAGAATCAGCCCATCCTTCAATTGAGTCACCAATTAAAAATCTTTTCTTTCTCTTTTGGTATGGTTTTTGTATTACTGGTAATTTAGCGACGTGGTGTCTCTGAACTGAGTACCCAACACCTGTACCACCTAATAACAAAAACATTGTTTCACTAAAAGAATCTATATGGTCTATAGGTAGATACGCACAATTATAGATTCTGTTTGGTGATATTTCTATTGGTTTACCACCAAATTGCATACTCCTCATAGATGGTAATACTTTTTTACTATAAACTAAATTATATTTTTCTTCAATCTCATCTTTTAGTTGTGGGTATTTTTTTTGATGCATTTCTTTATTACGTGTTACTAATTCTTCCCACGACTCTCTTCTATTCACTTCTGGTAGATACTTAGCGTACTTCATGTAGACAGTAATATCCGACAGAATCTTATTTGATACTTCCATATTTTTGCTTTTTATTAATTATTTTTATTTATTACTTGTTCTCTTCTTTGTAGAGCTCGAGTTACTCTCTCTCTATTTCTATTGGTTTTTTCTTCTTCAAAACCTAAGAACGTTTGGGTTGTTTCTGTATTTATTTCTAGTGTTCCGTTATCAAATTTACAATTTTCAAAAATTACACCGTCTTTACCTAATCTAGATTTAACAACAGCTATTGTAGCTAAACCAAGTTCTTTTTGTTGTAACGTTTTAGCTACAGATATAATAACGTGACCAACTTGTGCTTTTTTAATTGACCCACCCATCATGTCTGTGGTTACAACTTCAGAACTTATAGAGGTTCTGTTTCCTTGAGTCGCTGTCCATCCTGCTATATCTAACTCATGACACATACCTTCAAATTTTCTCATAACTGAACCTTCACCTTTCCATTCATCATTAAATGCACGGTCTGGTAATATACAATCGATATAATCAATTAGAACCATATCAATTTTTGTACCTTCTGATATAATCTTTCTTACTTGATTTTTAATTTGTAACATACTCATCTCATCAGATGGTAGTTTTTTTAGTATTAGTTTGCCACCTGTTTTTTTCATTTCATCAGCTTTATCCAATACAGTTTCTTTATGGTCACTTAATTTATCGTTTGGTATTCCGGTCCAACAGGTGAAATGTTTTCTTTGTATTATTTTAGGGTTGTCCTCAAAAAATATTTGTAGTACGTTATATCCCATGTTAAATGCTGTGTTAGCAAATCTAGTTAACATAGTTGTTTTACCAACACCTGTAGGTGCGAGAATAACACCGATTTCTCCTTTAGCTAATCCACCATTTAATATATTATCTAAACCATCAACACCTGTAGGTACTGGGTGTCTATAATCTTCCTCTAATAATTTTTCTAATTCTGTAAAAATTTCAAAACTACCTTGGTCTCCATCACCTATCTTAATAGCATCACGAATTAGTTCCTCACATTTATCATAACTTTCAAAGTCACCTTTTTCCATTATACTCTCCACTTTCCTAATAGCTTTTTTAAGTTCTTGTTGTTTACAGAAATTTAAAGCTTTTTCTTTAATAAAAAGGTGGTCTTCAAATGAAGCATCTTTAACTTCCTTTAACATATCAAAAATATTTTTTCTTGCCATTTCTGAAGAAATTTCTATTCTTGTTAACTGGTCTAAGGCTTCAAATGAAGGTGCTGTTTGATATTTTTCGTAGTACTCTTTAATTAATTGCATAATTAATCTAAAGTATTGGTTGTCAAAATATTTTGCGGTTATAGCATCTATTATTGATTGGAAAAAAGTGTTATCGGTTACTATAAGGTTAATTAGTTTGAGTTGGAAATTATACCCTAGGTAACCAAAATTTTTATTGTCTGTCATATTATTTTGTTATTGTAATAAATACTAGATTAGTTAACGATTAAGTTATAATCTTGGTAGTTTGTTGTAACTTTTTTTCGTGATAGTACTGATGTAAGTTCTCTTAGTATAGAAGATATTTGTGGTCTTATGTCTACGGTAAATCTAACTTTTGGGGGATAGATACTGGCAGGTGTAATTGTGTCGTAAAATACCTTGTTTCCTTTCTTTAAAGTTATCGTAAAATACTCATCTTCTTGAGCTTCATCTATAGCGTTTTCTTTATAGTTACTTTCTAATAAATATAAAGTTTTAAGCTTTAATCTATCAACAATATCATCTACAATATCTCTTACCGTGTAGTGTATGTCTATTGATTGTGTTGCTCTATCATTAAAGTTTCTTACTGAAAAGAATCTTTGACAAACTATGTTATTACCTAATTTTAATACGAATTCGCATTTTTGTGTGTTTTCTACTCTTTGTTTAATTTTACTCATGTCTTTTATTTTTATAAAAATCTTTTTCTATTCTTGTTAATCTTAAAAATGGTCTTACGAAATCTACCCAAGAATCATCTTTCTTAGGTAAAATATTAAGAATTCCATCTGACATCATCAAGTCTAAGGCATTTTTCCAGTGTCTTCCTTCTGGGTCTATAGCTTCTTTTGATAAGTCGTTTATTCCGTTTACGGCTTCTTTAGTTAGAAATTGTTCCCCAACCCCTATAATGGTATAGTTTGTTTCTAATATCGAA